CTTATTTTTAAGATATAAGCAGATTGGGTGCGTAAATAGTTAATATAACGTTGCGTATCTTTACAATCTCCAAAAAATGACCTACAAATTTGTTTGCCATTTTTATCGTAATAAGAATTTTGGTCGACAAATACTAAAGGCAATTGCTCGCTAGGAAATTCACTTTCATCTAGAACATAATCGCCTGCAATCTTATAATGCATTATTTTATGACGTTTAATGTCACGCTTATCTTCTATACGCACAGGTTCATCTTCATCCCATAAAGTCATTAAATCAGCGCCTCCAGCTAGACCTGGCTCTTCTGCTTCATTTTCTGGTTCAAAAGCACTTTCACCTTGTACGGCTTGCTGTTGACTTGGCATTTGCTGCATGGGTTGTTGTGCTTGGCCTTGCATATCCATTGGCATTTGTTGCTGTAAACCTTCTGGAATTTGTTGAGATTCTTGCATACCTTCCATTGGTGGTTGTTGCATTCCACCCATAGCTTCTTGCATCATGCTTTGCTGCATCTGCATCATTTCATTGCGCTGATTGATTTCTCTAGACTTCTCAATCATTTCCTCAAGTTCGTCTTGATTTAATATGCGTCCATTAGATAATTTATACAGCATATCCTTTTCATATTTACGAACAAAATGGTCAATGATTGTAATAGCTTCGTTATCAGCCCATGTAAACGGATCATCACCCTGATTAGGTTGTACTGCTAACGCGATTTCTTCTTCAGTTGCAGTTGTTGACATAGTTTTGGAGATTTTTTCTTCTAACTCTTTACCATAAATGTCTTTGAACTTTGCTCGAGTCATGCGAGTGATGTAGCCACAAATAGATCCATCAGTCTTATTGATACTCTCAGCACCCACATCAAAATATGTTCTTGTAGAATCTTTAAAGTACCGACAGACGAAATCTAAATCAAAAGATTTGGGATGTGAATATTCAGTGTCCCAACAAAAAACACCGAAGCCACCAATAAATGCTTGTCCAGCTGCAACTTGATATGCAGTTGTTGCATTATCAGAAAACATAATATCTTTTGTAATTAATTCGCGAAGATGTGCTGTCTCTTCATCGCAGTTATCCATCGGAATTACTTGCAGTTGTGGAGTATTTTGCTGCTGCTCACCCATCAGCGAGTTAGCCATAGTGGCAAGTTTATTCGAGACTAAGGGAACTTTTCTAAACGTCTTAAGCATTTCTTCTTCATCATCAGTCCATTGCTGACCTAGAACGAACGTATGCATTTCGTGGTATAAATCGATATTGTATTTGAAATATTCGCGCCATTTCTCACATGCTGAACGTGCGCGTTGGGCAAGCTTCTCTGCTTTCTTTGCCATTTTTTCAATCCTTGAAAATTCGTTTCGTACTATGTTAGCATGCCCGCTGACTTCTCGGGCAATTTGTTTACAGTATATCCTGATTCATTTACATATTCACCGCCATAAAAAGTGAGCATTAATGCGTCTGCAGAATCTGGAGATAAACAGCCACGTTTCTTTGCAATGTCTTTGCTTTCAATCTGCAGTCTATTGCTTGAATCATATTTGTACCCAAGTATTGTTAAATCCGTTTGTATTTCATCGCTATCTGGAATTTCTACAGGCATTTCTTGAGTTAGCCAATCTCTCATTTCACTCCATAATTCGGCTCGGAGATTATGGAAATTTTCATGGTCACTTGCTCTATTAGCAACATTAACTCCTTGAACAATATCATAACCAAGCTCGATTAATCTATCAACAACTCCAGCGCCTATTCCAATTGAGTCTATGCAAACGCGGTGTGGATGCTCTTTATCTATTATGCGCCTTATTTTACCTACTAGCTCCATAGTATCAATATTGTAGAATTTCTCTAGATTATATGACTTTCGACCGCGACGACGAATAATTGCAGTACTATCATCACCCATTCGTGCAGGATCAACTCCAATCACGAGATTAGATTTGGTCTCTACTATTGTTTTGCGTGCGCGGGCTACATGTTCAACTTTTATAAAGGTGTCAATAATGGAATTAATAAATGCTTCTTCGTCAGTAAAAGGATATTCTTGTCTAAACTTTCGGCACTTTTGTTGATAATCACCTTTGAAATCCTGAAGCTTTATACGGCGCCAGTTTAAATGTCCGACATTTAATCCATTTCGTCCAAACTCATCAAGCCAATCTTTCTCTTCATAATTAGTCGTAAAACTTGGGTCTTCAATACTGTATTCATCCTGCCAATACCATGGAACAAATATAGCTTGATAGCGAGTCTTACCATTCTTTGCCTCTTGCCAATCTGCGTAAAAGTCATTATCAATGCCGTTCGCGGTAGATTCCTTAATTATTTCTGTACCATCCATTTCTGCTACAGTTTGCATTAAGCCTAGATTTATGCTTTCGGCATTTTTATAAAAAGCATATTCGGATAAATGAAGATATTGATTAGTCATTGAACGCCCAATATTCTCATTACCTGCTGTTCCCACGCGATATCCCGATTCTAAACCATTGTAAATGAGTGTATTGTCATTTTTCTTATCGGGTTGTGGAAATAATTCAATGGGCAAATGCTCGCTATATCTTTTTGTCATATCAAAGATTGCTTTTGTAGCATCAGATAAGTGAGTTAGAATAAATGCCTTTTTACCTCTAAAGGTAATTATCTTATGAAAATATCTACCTTGAACCAAAGTTGAAACTCCTTGCTGCCGACCTTTTAATATAAGAGCGCGGATTTTTTTAGTGGCCTCTAATTGAGCTTCTAATCTTTCGTGTATATAACTCTGAGCGCGGTTGAATACAAAATTACGCGCGCAACCTTGTTTGTCGTGAATTATAAGAAAGTTTTTAGCAAAAAGCGGTAGGGATTTTAAGATGCGTATTAGTTTTTCTTCAGACACTAGCTAACACCTGATATTTATCGCAGATAAAACATATCCAACTTTTAATCATCGATACTATAATCCATATGTAAATATATTTTTTCGCAATGAAGGCATTTGTGCGATAACAAATCACCCTTGGAATTAAACTGATCAATTATATATCTGTGTCCTGTAGCAATACACTTTACCCGTCTTAGATATTTCTTTACTAATTCTTTGAGCTTCATATATGACCACCAATTTTTTTCAGTAAGTTTGTCATTGTACTTAGCTTAATACCAAATAGTCGCGATGTTAATATTAGTAGTTGAGAAATATATATTGACCATAAAAATACCTGCAGCGATTGCGGTATTCCGCATATTGGCCAATTACATTGTAAGTAGCTAAGGAATAGTAAACATACAAGTTTGCATGCCGTCTTTATTTCTTGCATTGTTGTTTTTTTCATACTTCACCACGCTGGGTTAATAGTACGACAAATACATGCAAAAACTATTCCGTTAATTTGTCTAAAAGCTTTTCTACTAATGTTTGGTTTGCTTCTTTCTGATCGTTCTTATCTTCTTTGTAGTCGTCTCGAAAGCGGTTCTTCATGGTGAAAATCCAAGCGGTCGCAGAAAAACCCTTGAGGTCACCGCAGATACCCTCCTCGCCGATATCTTCCCAGTGAGCTTGCGCCGCATCTCTACCGCGTTTCAAGGCCGCTGCAAATTCAGGATGTTTTTTGCACCATTCATAGATGCAATCACGACAAACCCCTAGACTTGTTGCAAGACGAGCTACGCTTTTGCCCGAAGCCATTATCTGCGTAGCTTTCTCACACATTGATTCATTATAGATTTGATCGGCCATTATAGTGTCGCTACCTTTTATGGACCAGCTTGTACATTTCTTTTATCACCGTGCATTTGGCCGTCATCTTTGCCAGGCCAGCAATACTTAGGCTGCATTTTTTCTTGTTCAGTTGCCATGCGACCAAACATGGATGGTACGCCGTTATAATGCGTATTTCCTTCATCACCAACATCTGATGTGTAATCTTTAACTTCCATATCAAATACTCCCTCTAATAATAACTAATCGATTAATTACAGATTAAATGTATCACAAAGAATTATTTTTGCAAATTATCAAATAATTTAATATAAACACTTGTACTACGATCCAAGTTGTTGTATTATCTCTTTCGAACACTACAAAAAATAAGAGGAACCGAAAATGTCGAACCAACATAAAAAGATTCTACACGCATTCGAATACAAAAATAATTTAATAGTAATCATAGCGTTGATAGCTGACGAAAAACATGTCTTAATAAATAACAGTTGTATGAATAGGGATTTTTATCATGAGGGATCGGTCGCTGAATGCATCGGCAAAGCTGTCTGCAAAATTGACAACCTTCACGACTTTTACGACTTTTACGAGGATACGGAAAATGAATAAGACAATAGAAGATTTATCAGTATATGAATTAGGCGGAGTTGATTGCGATGTGTGGCTTTCACAAAATAAAGAATTCGGATTTGACTTAGAGATTGAAAACGAAGAAGGTACATATGTAGAAAAAGGATTACATCCATATGCCGCGCAGAGTTTAGCTGATTTTTGTCGTCGGTATTTAAGAACCTATGAACGTATTTTGGAGCAGGTGGCGTGAAAGAACAAGAAACAGATGTAATTGTAAAAGAAATAGTCGCGTCTTTGTACGCGGCTACATCAGGACAACAAGTATTTGAGGCAATGAATCGCATTCCCACGGAAAATCTTATAGATATCTCGAAAATGATAGATGCGATCATCGATTCTCGAGCTGATAATGCGTGGCACATTAAAAAAGGAGAATAAGCTTGATGGTAACATTAGCACAAGTACAAATAAAACGGACTAAATATAAGCTTGTTCATGATCATGCCATTAAAAAATATGTTGTAAGCGCAGATTCAAACTCAGAATCTTCATATCTTTTCATGAGTGACAAAATGGAACCAGCGCAGACATTTTATGACAATTTAGTGGAGTTAAAAAGTGGAAAAGTATAGTTTATATAAATACGAAG